TGGAATATCAACAGGAATTGCTGTAATTGACCATTCAAAAACATTTGGATCTTGATTATCAGTAATCGAACTTCTTGTTTTATCACTTGGAACAGCAAGTAAATTGTACAGAACATGAATCTTGTAATCTGCTTCATTATCTAATGCATTACCAACCCTGGTTCGATAAGACAGATGGAAACGCTTTTGTGGTTGATTGTAAAGAGTCAACCCAGAGTTTGTAGTGGCAGCCCCTTCAACTTCAATAAACTCATCCGGGTACGTATACGCGGACATTGTTGCCGAAAATTCTCCAATTTCAACAGCATCATTATACTTAACACTATCGAAATACAGAGGTTCAACAGTAACATCGCTTTTTTCAACAATAGAAACTAAACCGTTCCAAGGAACGCCAAACCCATTTGGATAGTATAAAACACCTCGATCTAATCCAGTCTCAAAACGACGTTCTGATAGTTTATCCCACACAAGTGTCGTCATCACACCTCCTTTCAACCAGTAGTGTTTAATGCTGCTCGTCGTTGTGCATTGAGTTCTCTATTACGCAAAGCAAGTTCATTACGAGACATCTTTTGTGGTTTTGCATTCTTGACATTACAAATTCTGATCAAAGCAAACAAACGATTTAGATGCCAATACTGACACTCAAAAGGAATGCTATAAGAAATCATCCAAAAGTAAATCAACTCTGATGTGATGATTTCACCTCTTGTACTTGTTCTTGGCATCTCACCAAAAGTTGTAGCTGACTCAGGAGACTCGATATACCTTGTAATCATGTTTAGATTTTCCTGAGATAATCTTGTAAACACGTCAATGTCAACATTTGGCGTTAATACCATGCAATAAAAGTAAGAAAGAATTTCAGCCGGTGTTTTCTCTTTATTTGTCAAGAATGGTTTTTTCGTGTATGACTCCCATTTTGACACGGAAACCAAAGAGTGCTCAAGATTAAGTTTAACATCACCTTGAGTCAAAAAAGTTTCTGATGACTCATCGAAAAACTCTTCTCCATCGATAATAATCTCAAGCATTCTTTGGCTCCTAATCTATATAAATTTAGACTCCGGGAAACAGAGCGATGACTGCATCAGGAGTCGGCAAAGCACCTTCTACAGCAGCGGCACCATAGAGAATCGCCTCGAGAGCAGTCAGATCAGCCGCATCAACGAGGGTAGAGTTGATGACAATAAGTGAAGTAGGCTTATACCCCGTCACAAGGGCCGGAACCGTGGAGATGGCCCAGCTGAAAGTGATCGCTTCTGGTGAATCATTGACGGTGCCATAGGCCTTTTCTGATGGACTTGCCTGGCAACCATACAGAAGGTGCAACTTATACCCATAATCCGCCCCGTCAACATCATTGCCAATCTTGGTTCGATACGAAAGACCAAACGTCTTACGAGCCTGCTGTCCAATAACAACACCAGGAGTAGGTGAAGCAAGACCATCAAACTGAGCAAACTCGTCCGGATAGGTGAACGCTTCAATCGTAGCACTGAACGACTCTGCTGAATACAGGTTGAGGTACTTGATGTTGTCAGCGAACAATGCGGTCGGTTCTGCACCAGATGGTGACTCGGTAATAGAAACAAGACCATTCCAAGCAACACCATTTTCGTAGACACCAAGTGCACTCGGAGTATAAAGAACACCATGGTCAACGCCAGTTTCATATTGACGAGTTCCAGCTTCGTCCCAAACAATTGTAGGCATTATTTCTCCTTTAGAAGTACAACACAAAAACGTTGTGATTTAGTTGATCTGCCGTGAAGAAACGATCGAATGCGCACAAAGGCAGACGAGCAATCTTTCCGGGAATATCACTATCTGGGTTTTGATCAATGGTCGTTACTTGATAACGTACCGTATGATTGTATGGTTGTCCGTCAGCATAGTCAATTTTCATGTTATCACGCTGATAAACTATACACGGATAAACCATGAGAACGTTAGGAGGAGGTTGAAAATATACATGGCTTGATCCAAGAATGTTTACCAACAATTTCTGAAGATCAATTCGTTGGGCCATTATACACACTCCCAAGATAAAGGATGAGCCGAGGCCTTTGAACCTCAATGCTTTTAACTTTCCAAAGAACCCCGGACCATCGAACATACTTGATATTAGAGAAGTTCTCCAAGGCATATGGATCAGCCACAATACTTATAGAATTGCTAACAGAAAGATCATCATTAACACTAATAATACTATCAACACTTTGCATTCTAAGAGTTGTTTGAATAACATTTCCCATATACGCAATCTCTACTATCTTGCTGACCCATACACCGGAGTCTGGCGGTGTCTCTACGGAAGTTCCGTAACCGACTTCGCCATAGAAACGTGCCATTTCAACCTCCTTAATATCTTGTAACAGTTTTATTACGGGGCGGCAGGAAGCGTACGACGGATGACGAGAGCCGACTTGAACACAGTGAGAGCACCCGACATACGAGTCTCGATCAGGTACTTATACTGGTTGTAATCGATGTCGAAATCGTCAAACATGGTGATTGCGCCACCACGATCGGCACCGACCATGTAATCGCTCAGGTTGACCAAGATCCCGACAAGCAGGGGATCCTCTTCCATCGCCTCAACAGCAACCATTGACTGAACTCGCATCTCAGACTCAACCTCAGCCACGCTCTTGTAGAGACGACGACCCTCGGTATCACGAAGAAGCATGAACTGAGAGATGTAGCTCTCGGTGGTGTAGAAGGTCGGGAGACCACTACCACGATACTGTCCACGGTTCCTAATGATGGCGTCGACAATCTCTGTCGCACCAGAATCAGCGTCATTGAGGTTGATCTCAACAGGAACCGCATACAGCGGATCATCCGTAGCAATTGGACGAATGTTCGCCGGATTGATCCTATCGAAGTCATCGACAGCACGGCCATCACCAATGAGAATCGCTCGAGCAAGCTCGGCGTTGAGCATGACTCGCATCTCACCCTTCAACCACGTAACCACGTCGAAGTCGGTGATGTCGATCATGTCGTCACGATCGAGCTTCTGCGTCTTGTAGACGGTCGTCGGGATCGTCACACGAGAAGCCAGCGTGAAGAACTGCTCCTTCTTCAGGTTACCGGTGATGTAGCCCTTGGCTCGAGCAGCATCTGCCGTAAGATCAGCCGTACGAGTCTTGATCCTAGCAAACGGGCTCTTCTTAACTGCGCTGAGAACGCCATCAACCCAGGCCAGGTTCTTGGTGACGAACTCAGGAGCACCACCAAGGGTCGTAGCCTCGGGGAAAAGCGTGTCAATGTCGGTGATCCCATGAGCAATCGCGTACGAATACACCGCTTCCTTCAAAGAACCACTACGAGTGGCGTCCGCAAGGATAGACTTCATGGCATCGTGGGAAAGGGTGGTCTTCGCCTCCTGATTTTCCAGGGAGTCTTTCTCGAACACATTGCGGGTCGTCATTGTCTTTTGGTCCTTTTCTGGGTTATCATCGAGATTGTCGTGTGTTGCGGTTTCGGTTGCAGATGCACCAGTATCCGTCATGTTTGAAGAAATCGCTTCCCCAAGCATGAAATGAAGAACATCCTTCTGCTTCTCAGACATCGAGTTATAGATGTCGGCAATTGTTTCGTCATCCGAGGAAGCGGCTGCGCTCGCAGGACTCACATCAGCTGTGGCAGTATCTACATGCACAAGTTCCGGGGTCTCCGTGTCCATATGCATAAGTTCGAAATCTTCGCCAGTTGTGATGATGGCTTCGTCCTCGAGAACGTTCTCTTCTCCATTAGCATGGCGAATAGTAACAGGATCAATGTTAGCCCCAGGATTTGCCCCCGAAAGAACAAGACTAACCTCACGAATAGCTCCACTGAAAACTTTGCCAGTTCGCTCGATCAGTTCATTTGCCCAAATGGACAACTGCTTGATATCCCGGTGCCTAACAAGCTCCTTGGCATGCTTTGCTTTGGGGGAATCGTTGAAATACGCATAGGTGTACACACCATCCGGTCGATTTTCGAGAATAGCGTGCCCGAGCACATCCTCGATATTCTTGTGACCATGCTGCCACACCAAAGGGACCTGCATCTTGTCTTGGTGCTTAAATGCATCAGGCATGATGGTTCGTCCATCGGTGCACCTAAGCCCGGCCTTTGTAGCATAACCAGCGAAATCGGGTTCCATTTTGACTTATCCTTTCGAAGGAGAACTGAATCCGTTACTTGATTGTTCTTGTGACACTTTTTGTTGCTGTGGCACTGAAAAGTTTGGTGTTAGTTGATGTTGAGGTGCTGGTTGAGGCATATTGCTGTTAACAAGTTTGTCTGCTTTTGGATCTGTCGACGGAGCAAACCCAATCAAACCTCTAAGTTCATTTGACGTAAGAACCTCGTTACGAGCAAGCTTATCAGCAACATCAGCAATTTGTGTTACAGTAACAAACTTAAATGGATCTTTGAAGTACAGGATTCGTTCACTGTTGCTTGGACGAAATGAAAGAAACGATCGTCGCATCGCTTCAACAACTGCATCGAGAATAGGCTCAATGGTTCGATTGTAATAGTT